ACGCGCTGTATCTTAAGCCGGCCACAAAGCGCGATCTGGTCGCGGAAGTCTACTTCAAGGAAGGCTTTGGCTCGATCCCGGCCTGGCGTTATCTGGGACCGCAGGTTGAAGGCGGCTCGCGGGCACACAAGTCTTTTGAGAAGCGACTGATCGCGGCCGGTCACATGAAATCGGACGAATTTGCCGTGCCGGGTCAGGGTGTCAAGCTCGATGCGTTCGGCAATATCTCTGGTCCGACGATCGAGCGCATTCTGTCTCAGGTACAGGCCGCCGGCGGTTCGGGATACGAGGCGAATGCGACAGGAAGCCGGCGATCGAAAGCGAAGCGGAAGACGGGTCGGTATTTCATGCTGCGGCCGGGTGGGCCCGGCAACGCAAATCGCAATGTTCAGCCGGGTATCTACTATCGTCAGGGCATGACTGGGATGGTCCCGGTCATCATGTTCGTCAGGGCGCCGCGCTACCAGAAGCGTTATCCCTTCTATGAGACCGCAGAGCGCGTATTCAACGCCATGCTGCTCGCGCGCGCCCAGGAAGGCTTTCGACGCTTCGTTCTCTCGAAACTGCCGAAGGCCGCCTGATGCCTGATCACTTGCGCAAGCAAATTCGCGATGCGACGAAGGCGGCACTGCTCGGGACTTCCTTCGCGGGCGAAGACGTTCATATCGGCCGCGTTCGCCCGATCGCAAGGGATCAGACCGTCATCCTGATCTACACGCGCAGCGAGACCTCAAAGCGCGATATCAACGGCAGGCCTCCGATCCAGGAACGTCGCGTTCGTCTTCTTATCGAGATGCGGGTCGCGACCGCGGGCACGCCTGACGACGATCTTTCTGCCGGGCAGGTCGAAGTTGAAGCCAGGATGGCGGCGACCATCTCGCTTGAGACACGCCGCATCATGGGCGGCCTCCTGCGCAGCCTCGAATATGTAGGTTGCGAGGAGGTAGTTGAGGCAGTGGGTGAGAAGCATATCGGCGGCCTGCAGCTCGAATATGCCGCCACCTATCGGGTAGCGGAAGGTGTGCCAACGGCGCCCGTCTGATCTTCAAGTCCCCCAATCCCGCCGGGGCAAGTCGCGGGCTTTCATTTTTCAGAACGGAGACACGCGATGTCGGAGACAGAAGCGGAAATCGGCTATGGCATCCTGCTCAAGATGCTGACTTCGACGGGACCGGACGTCTACACCACGCTCGGCCAGATGCGCGACATCACGCCATCGGGCTTTTCCGTCGACATGGTCGATGCAACTCACAACGAGTCGCCTGATGCGACGGAAGAGGTAGTCGCCGGTCTCATCCGGACAGGGGAGACCTCGTTCCAGATGCATTACGACCCGACCTCCGCGACCTGGGCGCTGATCGAGGCAGCCCTGCGGGTGAAGAAGACCTTCCGCGAGGTCTGGCCGGATGGTCGCTATGTCCAGTACGACGGCTATTTCACCAATGGTGAACCTGACACGCCGACTGAAGACAAGGCGGTTGCATCTATCACGCTGAAACGCTCCGGCCCGCTAGATCCGCGCGCCGCTTCAGCGCCTACGAATTCGATCCTGCCGGCGATCTCCGGGGCCCTCACTGAGGGATCGGTGCTCACGGCCTACGAAGGCGTGTGGGCCAATGAACCGACCTCGTTCACCTATCAGTGGAAGAATGCCGGCGTGAACATCAACGGCGCCACCAGCAAGACCTACACCATCGTGGCAGGCGATACCGGCGATGCCATCACGGTGGCGGTGACCGGTGTCAATTCCGCTGGCAGTGCCACCGCGACCAGCGCGGCCGTAACGGCAGCGTAAGGTGCGGTGACGTATGGCAAACCCGCATAAGGGCGAGATCGAGTTCAAGGTCGACGACAAGACCTTCATCGTGAAGTTTTCGGCCAATGTCATGGCCGAGATCGACGATGCGCTCGATCCCGCCGAGATGGACAAACTGATCAGGACCGGCCGAGTCTCGGCCAAGTGGATGCGCAAGATCTTCTGGATCGCGCTCCGCAGCAGCTGCCCCGAGATCGACACAGAAGAGAAGGCCGGCGACTTGGTCGGCTTCGGGAAGATGATCGATCTCGTGCAGCATGGCATGCAGCTGGCTATTCTCGGTCCAGAGAAATTGGCTGCACTGCAGGCAATTGAGGCCGCGGCGAAGACCGAAAACCCTCCGCAGCCGGACCAAGGAAACCCGATTGGTCCGGAGGCTTCCGTGCGTGGGTCGAGCTAGGCTTCGACCCAGACCGGTTCTGGTCGCATACGCCCTATGAGATCAAGGTCATCTTCGAGGCCTGTGACGCGCGGTTGACGAGGGAAACAAATCAGCTGCTCTCGCAGGCTTGGCATGTCGCATACCTGTCGCGGATCAGTCCCGACAAGTTTCCGAAGCTCGACAAGCTTCTCACCAAAACGACGACGAAATCGCCACGGCGGTTTCAGGACCCGGAAGCCAGGTGGCGCGCGCTCGCAGCCGCCGCATCGCATGCCCGCAAACATTGATGGAACGCAATCTCCATGGCCGATAAAGCCGTCATCGGTGCACTGAAGGTCATCCTTGGCGGCGACACCAAGGAGCTGAATGCGGCCCTAAAGGAGTCGCAGCTTGGCGTCGCCGCATTCGCGGGGGCTGTCGGTGGTGCGATGGCCGTCGTCGCCGACAAAGTAATCGGCGCAGTCGGCCACATCGCCAGTGCCCTCGGCAAGACCATCGAGGACATGGATAAGCTGAACAAGGAATCGCAGAAGCTCGGCATCCCCGTCGAGCAGCTGTCGGCCTTGGCTTATGCGGCGGACCTGTCGGACGTTTCCTTCGGCTCATTGAGCAAGGGCGTCGGCAAGCTGTCGAAGGCGATGGTGGAGGCCGCCGCCAAGCCGACCTCCGAGGCGGCGAATGCCTTCAAGGCCCTTGGTGTCTCAGTTACCGATTCTGGCGGCAAGCTGAAGTCGTCGCAGGAGGTGATGGGCTCCGTTGCCGACAAGTTCGAGGGCTTAAAGGACGGCGCTGGCAAGACCGCCGTCGCCATGGCGCTCTTTGGCAAGGCCGGTGCCGATCTAATTCCGCTCCTCAATGGAGGGCGCGACGGCCTGCAGGAGATGAATGACGAGGCCAAGCAGTTCGGCGCGATCGTCTCGACGCAGTCGGCCAAGCAGGCCGAAGTGTTCAACGATAACCTCACGAAGCTCGGCTACGCCGTAAAGGGCATCATCGTGCAGACGGCGTCACAGCTGCTGCCGACACTGGTCAACGTATCGACCGCCTTCGTGGAATGGGCAAAGACGTCGACCGCGCTCGAGACAGCGCTGAATGTCGTATCCAACGCGATGAAGGGTCTCGTGACCGGCGGCGTTCTTGTTGGCGCCGTGTTCAAGACGATCGCCGAATACATCTCCACCGTCTCGACGTCGCTGGGCCTGCTGGTCAAGGGAGAGTTCTCCAAGGCGTGGGAGCGGATCCAGACTGGCGTTTCCGGCGTTGCCGAGACCGCGAAGGGCACATTTACCGCCATCGACGATCTGTGGCGCGGCGCAACGACGGGCGCAGCTGCAGCAGCCTCAGCGACCGATGGCGCAGCGAAGTCTCAGAAGGATTTCAACTACGCGGCGCTTGCGGGCAAGAACGCGGTCGACCAGTTCATCGGCTCGCAGATGAAGGGGCTCGCCTCACAGCAGGCGGAAATCCAGACCTTCGGCATGCTCGCCGGCGCACGCGAGGCGGCCAAGATCCAGCTGCAGGCGCTCGCGGTCGCCAAGCAGAACGACACGAATATCTCCGCCACCCAGCAGGCGCAGCTCGATCTCCTGAAACAGAAAACATCCGACTACGCCATGACGCTTGCGGGGCTGCAGATGACGCAATCCAACCTCACGCCTGCGCAGCTGTTCCAGCAAGAGCAGGCGAAAATCCAGGCATTGTTCGACGCCGGAAAAATCAGTGCGGAAACTTATGGCCAGGCCATGGACAACGTCGCCCAGCGGGCGAACGCGACCTGGGGGCAGGTGGGAGAGTCGATGGCCGGCAGCTTCGCGAAAATCTCGGCTGCCTTCGGCAAGGAAAGCAAGGGCATGGCCACGGCGGCGAAAGTGTTTGGCGTCATCCAGGGCACGATCTCGATGTTCACCGGCGCGGCGAAGGCGCTGGAATTGCCGTTTCCGGCGAACCTTGCGGCGATGGCGGCGGTGCTCGCGCAAGGCGCGTCGCTGGTGGCCTCGATCAAATCGCAGGCGATCCCGTCGGGGATGGCGATGGGCGGCGCGTTCCGCGTCCCGGGCGGCATCGGCGGCGGCGACAAGGTACCATTCCATGCGATGCTCGAGCCGGGCGAGCTCGTCGAGGTCTCCAGCAACCGCCCCGGCGGCTATCAGTCCGGCGGCGATCGAGGCTCGCGCTCCTCGGGCGGCACCGTCATGTTGCAGATCGACGCTGCACTCCGCCCGCTCGCCGAAGCCCTGATCCCGCAGTTCAACGCGGCCATGCGCGACGGCCACGAGCTCAAGCTGGCGCCGGCCTGATCCATGCTCGTCATCAGTTCCGATCTTGTCCTCACGCCAGCCGCAGCGGCGCTGCCTCCGGGCACGCCGCGCATCCTGTGGCGCAATCTCGTTACGTTCGGTTCGATCACGGCCGACTCCGAGGCGGTGGGTTATCCGATATCGAACGTCGCAAATCCCGCGACAGATCAGGAATGGCGGGCCGCGGCGGCGGGCGATGTCGAGATCGGTATCACGATTACCGATGTCGGCGTGCAGTCCGCCGTTGGAATCGCTCGCCACAACTTCGGCAGCGCCGCCATCGCGGTCGAGATCGGCTACTACGACGAAAGCGACGTGTGGGTGAACCTCGCGGGCCCGCAGATGCCGGGCAATGATGAGCCGCTGCTGTTCCAGTTCACGGAGCAGTCGCTGGCGGAGATCGTGATCAGGCTTGCTGAGGGTGATGATGCGGCACGCTGCGCAGTCATCTACGCCGGCAAGATGCTGATTATGGAGCGCGGGGTCGGCGTCGATGCTGATTTTCTAGTGCCGCTCTTTGCCCGCAAGACGGAATTCGCAGCGCCCCGCTCGGAGCGCGGCGACTACATGGGGCGCATTGTCACCAGCCGCTACATTGATGATGTCGAGCACGCCTATGCGCACCTGACGGCGGATTTCTTTCGCGACGAGATCGATCCGTTCATTGCGGCCGTGCAGCAGGACTTGCCGTTCTTCTACGCCATGCGCGCTGACGACGGTGTCACCTATGACGTCGCTTATGTCTGGCTGACGGACGACCCGATGCCGGCGAAAAGCCCGGTCACGGGCCGCTACAAGCTTTCGCTGAAGATGGGCGGCATCGTCGAATGAGCGGGCAGGTCGTCGAGTTCTTCGAGATCATCGTTCCGCGGTGTGCCAACACTTATGGCGTGTCGCCGTGCACGGCTGAAGTCGGCGTCACAGGCGACGCGAAATGCTTCAATTGCCTGAATACCTGTCAGGATACGGACAACTTCAGCGAAGAGACGGCAGCGCTCCGCTTCGCCAAGCCGACCGAGTTTCTTCCTCGTGACATCGACATCGTCGGGCCTTGGATCAAGAGCATCGATCACGCCTCTGCGACGATCTCGCTCGCTGAAAATCTCGGTACCCGGGCGGTGCTTAACGTCGTGATCGAGGATCACCCGCATTCCGATGCGGGCGAGGCGCTGGATAAATATCAGGCGGAGCGCGGGTATGATCCCTACGACCGCGGATCGTTCTGGCCGCGGCTGTGCGCGCGCTATCCGTCGTTCGTGGGCTTTGAGTGCGCCTGGTATATCGGCGAGGTCGGCCAGACGCTCGATCAGATGGAGAAGCGCACCTTCTACATCGAGAGCCTGAAGCCACCAGGCCGGGATGGCTCGGTTACGATATCGGCCAAGGACGCGCTGAAATTCCTCGACGGTGACCGGGCGCAGATACCGGTGCTGTCGGAAGGATTTCTGACCGTCAACATCAGCGCCGGCGACGGCAATTTCAATATCTCCCCCAGCGGCGCGGGGGCTGATTACCCTGCCAGTGGTTACATCCGCCTCGAGGGCAAGGAGGATTGCGCATACACGCGCAGCGGCGACACGTTCACCATCGATCGCGGTTCACTCGGAACGACGGCATCGAGCCATTCGGCCGGCGGCCGTGTGCAGCTTATCAAGCGCTACGATTCCATAGCCGCGGCTGACATCATCAACGACGCGATCGCAAACTACACAGACTTGCCGGCGGGCTACATCCCGCTGGCCGAATGGCAGCTGGAGGATACGACCAACTTAGGGACGCTCTTCACCTTCATACTGGGCGAGCCTGTCGGCGTCGGCGCCTTCGTCAGCCGCGTGCTTGAGCAGTGCGGCTCGATGATGTGGGACGATGCACTGGAGAAGAAGCTCCGATTCAAGGTGATCAAGCCGGTGCCGACCTCGGCCGACATTATCAGCGAGGCCAACGTCATCGGCCAGACCTTCGAGGTGACCGATCAGCCGGACAAGCGGGTATCGCGCGCGCAGGTCTACTATGGTTTTGGAGACCCAACGAAACGGCGCGACGATCTCGCCAACTACCGGCAGGCAGAGAAGGTGCCGGATGATGAGACGGCGGAAGGCTCCGAAGCGCTCTATGGCTCGCAGGCGATCCGCACGATCCTGGCCGACGGCATCGCGATCGGCGGCGGCAGCGTCGCCGATCGGCTCGGAAATCTTCTGGTAGGCCGCAAGCAGCGCCCGCCGAAGCGCTACAAATGGTCGATGCTGCGCCGCTCCAACATGCCGCAGCTTGGCGGCGGCTATTTCATCGACTGGCGGTCCTTGCAGGATGCATCCGGGCTTCGCGAACGGGTACCGGTGCAGATCATCAGCGCAAAAGTTTCCGCGACTACGATCACCTATACCGCAGAGGAGATGCGGTTCACGGATCTCGACACGGGATCGTCAACCGATCGGGTGCTGTTGATCAACTTCAATGGCTCAAATCTCAATCTGCGGGATATCCACGACAACATCTATCCATCGACGTTCGACGGGGTGACGGTCACGTTCCTGATCTCTTCGACGATCGGTTCAAGTTCTACATCACTGCCAGCGGTCAATGTCGGGGATTGGCCGGTTGGCTTCACGCCCAAGCTGATTCTCTCCGGCCGTATTCAGGGCAAGGGCGGCGGTGGCGGCGATGGCGCCATGTTCGGACCGGGCGAGGCCGGCGGCAACGGCGGCATTGCGCTCTATACGCGCCACGCAATCAATCTCGATCTTTCGACCGGCACGCCGCGAATTCTGGGCGGCGGCGGTGGCGGTGGTGGTGGTGGTGCACGCTTCACCGTCATCGGCGGCGGCGGTGGTGGTGGTGCCGGCTCCCCTCCGGGAGTCGGCGGATCGGATGGCAATGGTTCGGCGTCGGGCGATCCCGGCACGGCGGACGCGGGCGGGCCGGGCGGGCTTCCTTTCGTCGGCGCGCAGATTGGCGGCAGGGGCGCGGACCCGGGGGATTCCGGATCTGCCGGCGTGTCCGGTGCGACCGCAGGCGGGGCGGGCGGTTCGCCTGGAGCCGCGATCGACGGCGTCAGTTTCGTGACCATCATCGCAGGCAGCGGCGATATCCGCGGGCCGCAGATCAACTAAGGGTTAGCAGCATATGGCGATCTATGCGCGTTTCCAGTCGACGGCTTTGGTGAAGAGCGGAAGCTTTCTCACCGTTGCTCCTGGTGCTCATGTCGAGGTGCGCAGTGAAATCTCGGGTCAGCCGCTGGCGGCACTGAAGGCGGATCGTCTCGGTGCGTCGGGCAAGGACAACCCCTTCGATGCCGATGCGAACGGATTTTTTTTCTTCTATGTTGCCGGCGGCTCCTATCAGATCAGGGTCTATACAGACACTGACGAGGCCGAACCATTGCGCCATGTTGGAATTGGGCTGAATTCGGAGTCCGACAGCATCTCGCAGAAGACGCAGCGCGTCGTGACTGCGGCAGGCGCGGTGACGGTGACCGCCGACGATGCTGACATCGTCATCGTCAAAAAGACGGTCGGGGCTGCAACTAGC